GCTCGGACCCGTCCGTGATCCCGACCTGCTGGGCCCAAGACGGTTCTGGATCTGCTGCGACTTTCTTTGGTGCGTTCGCGATTAGATAGTCAGCCAAGGTCTCCCCCATCCTGTCAAACCGGGTCTCGGTGGAACTGGGCCTAGTCCCCTCCCGCTTCAGGTACCACTGGGCGTAGGCCGAGACCGTCTGGGGCCCGACCGCCCCATCGATCGGTCCTGCATCGTATCCCAGTGCGTGAAGGGTACCTTGGACAAAGACCGACGTCGTCTTCTGTGCCCGGAAGGGGCGGTAGTTGGCCGACATGTCGACGTGGTAGTGGTCGACGTGGTCGGCGTTGTAGTAGCAGTCGATCACGACGTTGAAGCACTTCCGCAGAAGCGCGTCGACGACCAGGTACAAGGCTGAGCCGTGATCACGCCGCGTCACGAGGTCAGTCCCATCCGCGAACTGGACGGCGTCGATGTCGATCGCGAGGCCCAACGCGTGTGGACTGGGCGCCCCACTCGCCAGGTTCTTCTTGACGTACGTGCCTGCCGTCGCGACCTTGACGACGGGAAGCCCATGTAGCTCCATCAAGTCAACCCACGCCGAGAACGCGGCCTTTAGAGCCGCCGTGTCTTGCGCCTTGAACTGGTAGGGGACTCTGAATGTCCCATACGCGTCGGCGCTCCCTCGATCGTAGAACAGTTGGACCTTGTCTACCTCAGCCAACAGAACCCCGTCCCTTCTAGACCCACCCTAGTCGCGTAAACACACGGGTCCACCGTTCCGCCCAGCGCGCCTTAGTGAAGGCATGCAAGAAGACCTGCCGCGCCGCCTTGCCTAGCTCCGCCTGCAGTTTGGGGTCGGCCAACAACGTGTAGACGCTATCCCGGACTGCGTCGACGCTTGGAGGATCAGCCAACAGTCCACTGAACCCGTCCTGGATCAAGTTCCCTATCCCGCCAGGATGACACGCCACGATTGCACATCCAGCCGCCATCGCCTCGATACACGACAACGACGTCCCTTCACAGTCCAGCGTCGGGATGAGGACGATGTCGGCCTGATAGTACTCGCGCTCAATCCCGACACCCTCGTAGTACGTGTAGGTACACCGGTCCGGGAACTGGTGACACAGGCTCTCGATCTGGACCCGATACTCCCGGAGTCCCTTCCCCACAAAGCGGAAGTCTAGCGTTGGGTGTTGAGGCAGCAGTTCCCGCGCGAGTGCAATCGCAATCGCGACACCACGATTGTATACGAGGCGGCGCGGGAAGAGGATTCGGGTCCGCCCAGGCCACCGCGACCCTGCTGCCAAGTTGGGTGTGGGGAATAGGTTCTCGTCTGCGTAGTTTGGGATGTAGTACATCTTGCTGGCGAGGTCAAAGTCGAGAACAGCTCGGACCCAGTTGATACTGTTGGTGTCGACACTGACGACGGCAGCGGGTCGACGATGCACCTCTTCCATAAGGTGTCGCCACGCTGGGTCGTGTCGGCTCCAGCACCCCGACGCCTGTTGGTCCCAGTACACACCGTGTGTGACGAGCAGCTCGCCTTCCCTGGCGGGATGGCCCACGTCGGGGTTGAAGTAGATCTTGTGCGTGAAGTGTTGGGCCGCAACAGCAAACGCTGCTGTGGCTCCAGCCACAAACTCGAACGGCGCTCGACCCCAACGCCCAACGCCACAGAACGGCACGCCTTCCTCGACCTGGACCCACCCATCAGACGAAGGCTGAAAGATGGTCGGCCAGCCGACACCTAACCTCTGGCACAGTCGTGCCAAGTCTAGCGCGTACCTTTCGCCCCCACCCCAGTTACAGCCACTCCGATCAAGGTACGAGAGGTTGACCGGAAAGAACGCGGGAGTCATGATGGCGACGGACGGCTGTTGGAGGGGGGTTATGATGGGGGTCCGGCCCGCCAACCGCAACCCCCTCCTCCTGGACGCCCGTGTCGACGATGGCAAACCTACACCTCCGAAAAGGCCAAGGCGATCTTGCCTACCCGTGCAACGACTAGAGATGTGTCGTTCTTCGACGTCAGCGTGATCTCCAATGTAAGCTCGTCCCCTGCGACCCAAGACGCACCAAGGTCGGTGGACGTGATGTCAATCGTATCCCAGACGCCGTCCGTGGTTTGGGCCGACTTGGTCACTACAGTCGAAGTGTTCCGGAACACTTCGACCGTCACTGAGGCGTCCCCAGAGTCGTCCGTCGTGAAGAAGTCGAGGGCAATGCCCGTCGTCTCCCAGTCGTCGAACTCTTCCGGGAGGACCCACTTCAGGGCACCGTTGACACTGACCTGGGTGGCCCCAGCCGCCTGCCACTCGTAGTAGGTCCGTCCACCCGTTCCGGCATAGCCTGTTTCCAGCGTCCCATCCGTTGCGGGGTAGGCTGATCCGGGTGCACCTTCCAGGTCATACCAAACCACACCTGGGTACTCGGCGAACAGGTAGACCGTCCGCGTCGAGACCGTGTGGCCGATCGTGACCGTAGAGCCGACCTGAGACAACGTGATCCCAATGCCTCCTGCCAGGACCACGTCGCCAGTGATTTCGGCTGAGCCGAACGCCTTCGTTGAGTGTACGCCCTCATGGACGTGGTCGGCCCTGGCCACCGTCAGGCCAGTCCCAACGGCACCCGCACTCGCGACGTCTGCAGGCGTTGTTGACGCTAAGTCTGCGGCCACGGTAATCGTGTTGAGGCCGTCGTTCTGGGTAAGGACGACACCGTCCCCTTCGGTTAGGGAGACGTCGCCAGTCAACGTCGTCGCCTCACCGTCCTTCTGCAACGACTCGACCCGCGACTCCGCGTCGAGCTCGTTGACCTTGGCGACGACTAGATTGAGGTGGGTCAAGACGTCCGGAGCCTTCTCACCGTCGGCAAAGTCGGTCAGTGCCATCTACACCACAGCCTCCCACGTTCGTCCGTCTCGCGTTCCTTTGTAGACGTACATCTTGCCGCCCGTTGGGACAACGGCGACCAGTTCGCCCTTTCCATTTGCGACCAAGCCTGCACTCATCTCATCACAGTCCGCAATCGACGCCGCGACCACTTCATACGACGCGTCGGTCAGGTCCAGCTGGAGCAGGTCGACCTTCCCTGTACCCGTGTTGCGGGCCAACACCTGGACCGTGTCTCCGTACTCGGGTAGGGCGAGCGTGGGGAAGCTGTAGCCAGTGATTTCCATCTCGACGTCGACCTCTCGACCTATGCACTCACCGATGCGGACCTTCATCTTCGACGAGGCGGGGTCCGTAGCAACCACAATAGTCCGCCCGGTAGGGAGGGTGGCGACGGCGGGGCAGCGGTAGTTGGCGGCCTGTTCTCGGAACTCGTATAGGGCAGGGTTGTGGGTAGTCTTGTAGGTGTCGCAACAGAGTCCTGTGAGGGGGGTGCTTTCACTTGGCCACGTCACGTCCTTCGAATGTGCAATCAGGATTCCCGGCCAGTGGGCGGAGACGGCGTCGATGCGGTCGCCTGTCGTTCGACGGACGATCCCGACCCAGACCCACTCGCCAATACCAACCGCCCACCCCGTTGTGCAAACGATCCAGGAGCTTCCTGACTTGATCTTGAGCCGGACCGAATACGCCTCCCACTCCTCGTCGTCCTCATTCCAGCCCTGCTCGGGTAGCGGAGGCGTCCACCAAGACCCGTGACCGTCGGAACCGAAGTCGGCACCTACTTGTGTCCACTCCGTGTCTCCGCGCTTGTTCTCGACCCGCAGTATCCCTACCGCGTCTCGGGAAGGGATGTCATTGACGGACAGCAGGCCGTCTAGCCGCCCCCGGAAGAACTGTCCAGAGTGCAGGTCATACGATAGCGCAGCCGCCAACGACCAAGACAGGACACCGATACAGGCATAGAAGACGTCAGTCTCAGATGGGTCGATGGCTGAGCCTGGAAGCCATGCGGCGTCCCAAGGGTACCCAGGACTTAGTCGGTGCACGACTCCGTCGTCGTCGGTATACGTGGTCATGGCATCCCAGATATCTTGTGACCACGTCCCAGACCAGCCCTCGAACGCCTCGCAGATGTTCATGACCTGTTCCATCGTCAAGGCGTGACAAAGGTCAGTCCCGGTCTCGGCCCCGAACAGGTATTCAATGTACGGACAGGCCTTCGTCTCCCTCGTCATCCCATAGCCTTCAAGGACGTCTAGTGATGGTGTATCGTCTGTCCGCGCGTTGACCATCACGGGAAGGCCCGACCAGTGACAGCCCCACTTGACGACCGTTGACTCTTCCCCATAGTCGTCTCGGTCGGGACTGTGAACCGTCGCCTCGAAGTCCTGTGCCATCCCCACCAAGCCGAGCACGACTTCGTCTTCTTCTTCAAGGTCCGAGAATGCAAACGTCAGCTGAGTTACCAATCGAGGCTTCGGGTCCAGTTGCCACAAGTCGAACAAGACCTCACCGCTCATTGCGGGCAGGAGCTGCTCGAAGACGGCTTCTTGAGCCGCCCACGAGATCTCGTAGTTTTCGGTCCTGTCCGAGCCAGTAGTGTGTGGGTCCGTGATCGTCGGTAGCGAGTAGTTGACGGTCACGCGCAAAGTGATCCCAGCACGCGGCGTCGTAACTTGGATCCCCAAGTACCGCCAAGAGGTGAAGTCGTAGAAGTCTTCCGGACGCGTCATGTTCGGCGGGAAGTCGTCGCCTGGGTCAGTCCCGTCGTTCTGCTCATAACGCGGCTCGGTCAAGTCGTTGTATTCCCAGTACCAGTTTGCAGACGTGAACCGGTACACGTCAGGCGGTACGACCGTGTCGGGGTTCAGGTCGCGCACGGATGCGTTTCGGTCGGCGAAGTAACTGAAGAGAGGTCGCTGCAGTGTAAACTCTGTTAGGCCCGACCCGACCGGAATGCTAAAGGTCTGGCCGCTCGTGTCGTCATCATATTCATAGTACGCTGCGTACATGCCCCCCGCCGCAAAGTCCGTTGGGACGCCCCACCGCGACTTGTCCCACTTGACGAAGTACGTCTCTTCGACCCACTGTTGAAGCGTTGGGGTCGCGGCCGTGAAAGGGTTCGCCAGGAACGGGACCCGAACACGCGTCCCCCGCTGCAGTCGAAACCCAGACCACTTCTGTGGCTTGAACGCGTTGGTCCAGTACGGACTCCCCGCACGGCCCAGTTGTGGGGGATGGGCCTCCAGTCTCCAGCGGAGGTTCGTCAGCGTCCCATCCGTCGCGTACTCTTCGTTCTCTTGGGCCCACTCGATGTCTGTGGTTACGGTCAGGGCGTGGCCGGCCTTGACGAACATGCCTGCTGGAGCAGCAGTCACGACGACGCCCGACCCGTACTTGTCAATGTCGGTTGACTGTTCCGGGACGCCGGTTGAAATGCGGACGGTCGGAGACGGGCCTCCAGCGTCGGTTGGGTTGCCCGGATAGAAGGCCTGCAGGGTCGGGTCGATGTAGGCGTACAAGCTGAGCGTCTTGGACCAGGTGTTGTTCCACCAATCGGTGTGACCGGTCGACGTGTGGTACAGCGATACTCCAGTCGTGTCCCCGATGATCTCCCAACCACTACCGTAATCGACGTACTCCTCCGCGAGGGACTGATGTGCTGCGGTAACACCGACCTCAACACGGGCCCACTCGCTAGTGTTGTATCCGAGGCAGTGATCGACCGAAGCGAATCCCCCGCGGATCGACAGTCCAACCGAGAGGTGTGGGGAAGGTGTGCCTGGGGTCCAACCAACAGGCGGATCGCTCGTCCGGTGCCACGACAGTTCAACCGTCCCCAACGTTCCAACGTGGTCGCCGTCCCAATCCTCTAACCAACCGTCCTCTAGCGTACACTCCCACCAGTACTTGAGGTACTTCCCACTAGGGGGGCTGCTCGTCCACTTGGACCAAAGTCGCCACGCGTTCCCAGTGACCGTCCCGTCTAGGTCTAGCCAGTACGACTCACCAGTCACCGTCCAAGCCACGAAGATGTAGTACCCGGCCTTCATGATCCCGGCACCACCGCTGAGGTCGAAAGGGGTAGCGGTGTAGGTGTGCGGATATGCGATGGGACAGCTGCTCTGGACGGAGACACAGAAGACGTCCCCGTAGATCATCCCCGGCAGGCCGACACCATCGCGACCGATCACCAGCTTCTCGGCGTACTTGGTGATCGCGGCGACCTTCGTAATCGCGTGGTCGGTCTTACTGATGTCGAGCCGGGTCGTCCCGAACGAGACGTGGACGCCGGATGCGGGGTTCTGGTAGTTGGAGATGTGGTTCCCGATGTCGATCTTGAGCCGGGCTGAAATGTCTAGCTGGGCTGTGTCGGCACCCTTGATCCAGTCCCCCACACTACGACTCCTTCACGAACAGGACCCTATACGCAACCGCAGAAGCACCTGCGTTGCTGATGTAGAAGGCCGTGATCGCGACTGTACACGGGATCACGACGACCTCACCGCTTTTGGCGTACCCTTTGATGTTCGGGGTCGACGTGTGGTCTGCGAAGGTCAGATTCCCTTCCGCAACGACGACGACGTAGTCGGCGTCAGCAAGGGTCGTCGGGAAGATGTTTGAGTTGGACGTGACTGCCGCAATCTCACCCGCGACGTCGGCATACTGGTCCACGTCTGCAGAGATGGTCTTGACGACTGAGGCCATAGCACTATTGGTCTCAGCAACCGTAGTCGTCAGTGACGTCGTTCGCGTCTTCGCCATTGCTCACAGCTCCCAGTTGGAAGTGTCGAAGCCCGTGATGCCACAGATGAACTTGAGCCAGCCGACCGAGACTTCAATGGCCAGTGGTGTTGGGGTCGCGGCACCAGACAGCGTCCCAGGCGCTCGGGTCTTCCCAAGGGTTCTGGTCGGGACTTGAGACGTCCGGAGGAAGCGGCGCATCGTCGTCCGGAGCGACATTACACCACCACCCCATCCTTGACAATGACAGCAACGTAGTCGTCAGTCCAAACCGGGTCGGAGGGTTTGGCGACGTAGCTCAAGGTCTTGGACACGATTTTGAACCGTGTTCCAACCGGGACGCCTAACGGCGCATAGTTGCACTGGACAATGTCGCCAGGCCAGATGTTCCGTCCGTACCCACGCCACTTGATGTACTGTCCTGCCCGCAGATCGGCTTCCAGGGTCCGGTACGCAAGAAGGTCCGGATTGGTGTCTGAGTCGTCGACGTTGACTCGCCACAGCTCCCGACCAATGAACGACAAGTCGTTCCGGTCCGTAACAGATGTGGGGTAGATGTGTAGGCTTTCCTTCGTGTGTCCACGCCCGTCTTTGCCGCGTGCGTACGAGACGTTTCGTAGCTCCGTGAAGTCCGTTGTCCCTGAAGCCGGCAGGAGGACTTTGTCGGCGTCCGTGACTGTTGCAGCGTCTAGGACGAAGGCCGGATTCCAGGCTGTCTCCGGCGTAAGCCGGAACACGATTCCGCCGTCGGGACGAATGTGCCACCGTAGCCCAGCGATCGTACACAGGTGGTCGACGGCCGTCATGATTTCCGTGTCTGGATCAAACTTCAAGCCGCCTGACAACTCTTGACCGCGGACGATGAACGAGTACCCAGATGGGAAGAACAGGTTGGAGGCGTCGATGCCCCAGAACTCGAAGATGTACGTGATGGCGTCAACGACGTCCCAGCCAGTAAAGTCCGGCATCGCTACCGTTGTAGCCCGTCCGTCTTGCCAGACGCACGTCGAGTCTTGGACATCGACGCGGACGAGGGGCCTCATGTCACCTTCCCGAGCAGGGATGCGTTCAATCTTCGTCGCGAAGCCCGTAAAGATTGGGACGGTAGGCGTCTGCCCTTCCCGGAACAGGTGCCCCATCTTGACCTGAATCTGGCCCATCCCACGCAGGACCTCTAACAACTCGAACGACCGCGTCACGTAGTCTCGCAGGACCAACGTTCCCGTTGCCCCACGCCCTGTCTCAGGATACGAGGCCGAAAACTCCAGAAGGTTCTTGGACAGGTCAAGAGGCGAGAACGAGGCCGTGGTCCCAATAACGGTCCGATGGATCTCTTGGAAGTCGAACAGGATCCCCGTCCTGCGGTGCATGTGCTTGGCAGCGTAATCTTCGATCGAGTTGTTTGTGACGGTGGCGACGGCCCGCCCCTTCCGATCTGGTTTGCTGGTAATCGAAAACTTGCCCTCGACTGAGATGTCTGGCGTCGTCGGATTGTCGAGTTTTGTAGTGACGTGGATGATCGTGGCTTCCCCGTCGAGGGTGTACCGGTCAGAGTACTGCAGCTCAGGACCGACGACTTCCGTCGTCTCGGCAAACAGAAGCTGAGAATACGTAAACCAGCCACGAGCCCCAAACACTTCGATAGCGACACAGCCTTTCCGGGGTTCCAAGGCGGTCGCTGGTGTCACGACCCACCACGTCTCTCCCAGTAGGGTGTGGTGGAACAGCAGTCGCCCACCAACGAACAAGACCCTGATCTTGTGGGGAGCGATGAGCAATTCCGACTGCTGTGTCAGTTCCAGTCGCCGACGATCGACGACGGACGTCTTCGTGGCACTGTCCCAGTGGTACAAGGCAAGCCAGTTCGATTCAGGGTAGTCGATGTGTGGGTACGGCAGCCACAGTGTGTACTCAGGCTGAAACTCTTGGACGCCCAGGTGTAGCTTGAGTCCGCGATACTGGGGCCAACTAGTCTCTTCGTCATTCTCTGCGGCCAAGAGCTGGTAGTCAATCTGGAACGACCGGGCGACAGGCTCTTGCCCCTTCGTGATGAGCATCGCACGGTCGTCAAGGGTCGTGGGGGAGTACAGGGCGACCTTTTTCCCGCCGAGTGAGTCGACCTTGTACTTGAACCAGACGCCCGTCGGATTGGTATTTGCATCGTACCAGGCGCTCCAGATACCCGTGTCTGGGTCAACAGGTGTCAGATAGTCCTCGACGTTCTTGAAGTACGGCCACGGCGTCTGAATGGCCCCTCGGAGTGGTGGGATGTATAGGACGTCGGCGGCTAAGGAAGCAACACCACCATCGGGCCTGTCCGTCGACCATTCATACCCACCCACCGACGCGGGAGCCATTGGGTCGTTCTGGATTGCCGTCTCGGCCGGGTCGACAAAGTACCTGTCGTGGCACCACCCGTACGTGATGGGGCGGGGGACGCTCTCGGGCGGGAGCCAGATCGTCGACCCGTAACTACGAAACGGTGCACCTGTTCCCATTAGGGGGCGCCCCCAACCAAGACTCCTCGTCCAGCCAGGGCCTCTTGGAAGGCCAGATCCATGTGCCGTTCAACAGCCATCCGGACGTTCGGTGTCCCTAACAGGGCAGCAATGGTCTCAGGCGAGAGGTCGATCTCAAGCCGCGCGGTTCCTCCACCCATATCCTTCGCACCGCCCTTAGTCCGGTTCCGGTGTTGAGCGTTGTAGACAGCTGCTTGTGTGAGGTCGTCGGGGGAGAGCTGGTCTCCGTAACCCATTTCGAGGAGCGTCTGCATCTCTTCGTCGACGGCCTTTGCACTAGGCTGTTTTGTCCCAGCTCCTTTAGCTGTCTTAGCTCCCCTCTTGGGCTTGGTTGCGGTCGTCGTCCGGTCGAGAGCACCCCTTTGGGACACGAGCTGTAGCTCTTGCTTCTTCTGTCGAGCCGCTCGCTCGTGGGCGTTGAGAAGGCGGTCGGGCAGGTCGTCTATGGTTCCCGGCCGGCCCAGTTCCTTCTCGACCTCGCCTAGAAACTCTTTCCGCTCAGCCTCTAAGGACTGCCCATACCGCGGAGCCTCTTCCCAACCTCTGGCGGACGACACTTTGTACCGCAACGACTTGTCGTAGTGCTCAAACTGCTTTGCAGACAGCATTTCCCGCTCACGGGCGCGGCGTTCCTGGGCCCTCTTGACCCGCTCAGCATAGTTCCGGGCAGCCTGGGCTCCCTTGTCCCACTTAGAAGCGCCTTCCGTTTCTTTGATGATCTCTTCGGGCGTCTTCTCGCCTTTCAAGATTGCCTGTCGCGCACCCTCCTCGCCCTGCGACATGGCCTTGACCATGTTGATAGTCGAGATGGCGGCCGCGGCGGCTAAAGTCAGCATGGAGATCGACAGCAGGCCTGTTGCTCGAACCGCACCCAGCGCAGTCTGTGACTTCACAGCAGCAGCCTCCGTGACGGCAGCGTCTTCGGCGACGGCAAGTGTATTCGTCCGGACCATTGTTGTGACCAGGGCCCAGGCCTCTTTGACCATGTTGAGGTAGCCATGCATCTTCAAGATGGCGAAGCTAGTCCCACCTAGTGCCCCAACCAGCAGACCAACAGACCCCGCGACTTTGATGAACCACTGTCCTGCCGGACTCGACGCCAGCTCGGTCAGCTTGTTGGCGATGTTTTGGAGGTGTGGTGTCACTTGCTTGAGGACTGGGACCAAGGCTTCTCCAATCGCGACCCTCAAGTTGAAGATCGCGTCCTTGAAGTTGGACAAGGCGCCCGTCGTGGTCCCCATCAGCTCCTTCATACCACCCTTGAAGCGCGTCGTCATGATCTTCTCAAGGGCTTGCATGAGGGCTTCGGCGTCTTCTTTGGATTGCGCAGCAACGCCACCGCCAGGGCCGGGGTGCGCGCCCGCCTCTAACAACATGCGGGCATTGATACCAAACTCCTTCAGTCGCTCCATCCCACCACCGGAGACAGCGTCAGCGACGGCCTCGACACCTTGAACAACGTCCCGACCCATTGCTCCGGCCATGTCCCCGATTAGGGGCAGCCACTTCTTAGCACTAAGGCCGTAGTTTTCAAGGCGGACGGCGGAGTCCACAACGTTCCGCATTTCAAAGGGGGTCTCTTGCGCGAACCTCTTGGCCCACTCAAACATCTCGACGGCCTTTTGCGTGTCTTTCATGGCCACCTTGAGCTTGGCGTGAAAGACCTCAACTTCCTGAGCCGCCGTAACGCCCCACGCACCGGCCCCAATCGCCGCAACCCCAATACCCATCGACACCATAGACAACTGCTCGAGGTTGGCCTTGGACTTGGCGGACAGTGAATCGATCTGAGCAAACGTGGCGCGGAGGCCAGTTGCGTCACCTAAGAAGCGGACGAGTAAACTAGTCGTCTCACCCATTGCGGCCTCCTGCTAGTCGTGAGGAGAGCACTTCGGCCAAGCGCTTCCCTCGACGCCACCCTAGCAGTCCTGCAACGTCAAACGGAGAGAGGTCCCGCAGGTCCGCCAGGGAGAGGTCAAGCAGGTCGGCACAACAGATTTCGAACGCGGCTGGAGACATTGGCGACTCCGCCTCACCCTCGTCGTCCGACTCCTCAACTTGAGCAACCGCCGTCTCGAAGGGGACTATGCCGACGGAGCCTCCGACTCTGATTCTGGGTGCGTAGAATCGGTAAGCTGCTTCAGCACACTGCCCCCCCTTTCGATGACGGCCTTGGACTGTTCGAAGTCGAAGGCGGACACAACAGCGAAGCGGTCCGACCAAGGAATCTGTGCTACGTGTTCGGGTGTGAAGTCCCACGACTGCCCGTCGGGACCGCAAACGTCCCGCCAACCAACCAGCAGCGTCTCGAACACGTAGTCATAGCTCTCCTCGGACTGGTCGGCCTCGATGAGACTACGACACTTCTTCTGCACGGCTGCGGTCGTCGGCATGAAGACCCACGTAGCATCCAGCAACTGGATTTCGATGCGTCCTCGAACTGTATACGCCAACCTGCCCACCCCTTCTGGGTTATGTTGCAGCGATGGTGACGCGGTTGTAGATGGTCCCAGACCCAGGAATGAAGGCCTGGGAATAGCCCACGATATTGTTGACGGCGAACGGCATTTCCTGTCCGTTCGGGACCCAGTCGTCGAGGGTGAAGATGAGGTCTTGAGCACTGATCCCGTTCTTGAGCGACAGTGTAATATCAGCCGCCGTCCAATCCCGGACCTCGTACTGGGCCAGAGCCCAAGGGAGTCGAGTCACGGCAGAGAAGCCGTACTTGATTGACGGGATGGCGTACCCGTCCGGCTTCCACTCGGCCGCAGCCTGGGTCCCGTCCTGATACACCTCAGCCGTTGCGTTGAGGTCGCAGGACAGTTCCCATGAGACGGTGTTGTAGACTGTTGACGCGACCGCAACCTTACAGTCGCGCGCGATGTGGCCCTTCAGGGAGTTGTAGACAGGTGCGTAAGTTCCTGGCGTTTGGATGGTGGCGATGCCTTTGATGGTGACCCGGGCGATCGTAAGTGCCTTTGGACCCCCAGCATTGGCGATCCGGATCCCGACGGGCTGCGCACTAGAGACGATGAAGAGCGAGTCCCCCGTCTCGGTCCCACCTTTGACCAGGAAGTCAGGGAAGCTGGCCATCTGAATCCCGGCCGTAGTCGGGAAGAACTTCTGCAGGTTGGTGAGGTCGACGGAAACGCACTCGGCCTCAACCGTACAGTCCATGACACCCTTACGGACCAGACGCTGCCCGTCAATGCCCTCCTCCTCGACGTTGTTCGGCTCGAGTGAGAAGCGGCCGCCGTTGCAAAGGCGACAGAAGGCAGCAGGCGTTCCTGTTGCGATGGTCGAGAAGCCTTGGACGAGGCCACTAATCACTGGCATCAGGAGTTGCCTCCTCAACTTCAGGTTCAGTCACTGCCGGCGACTCCACCACTGGGGTCGGGGAGGGTGCCGGCTCAGGAGTCGTCGCGGGAACGAATGGCTGCATCGTGCCCGGCTTAGGATCCATCTGCTTCCCCTCCAAAGAGGAGCGTAATGTCTAGATCACACGCAATCGCCCAAACCGGCGACCCAAGCGCTCGAACAGCCGCAACGTCCTCGACGCTAGCGTGACTGCCGATACTACGCCCCAAGTCCCAACTGACGAACGTGGCCTCAACTAAGACCACGCCGTTCTCGTCAGCACTGTCAAACGTGGGGGAATCGACGTTCCCGTCTTTGTCGATGATGTTCAAGCGCGCGTCGTTGAAGAGGGCCTTGCCGATGATCTTTGCGTAGTAACTCCGCGCAGAGCTTTGAAGTCCGAACGGAAGCCCATCCGCTCGACGACACTGGTTCCGCATCCGGAAGTGGACGACGCGGATTCGTTCGACAGTCGCGGCAACACCGTCGATCCCGGCGTTCCCTGGGTACGGGAGGGGGCCGAGGCCTCGGATGAGGATGGCGGGACAGAGGCTGGGTAGGTCTTGGGCAGTGTAGTCGGCATAGTCACCGACGTCGAGGATCCTGAGTGGGACTTCCGACCCGTCGTCCCCATCTGGGAACCACGTTACCGGCAAACCCCCAGTCCTGACCCCATCGTCGGCACCTTCTAGAACAGCCTTGATGCGCTGTTCTAGATCTGGCGTGTAGACATAGTCCTTCGCCATCTCACTTCACCAACGTCAGCACTGCATGGCTAACGCCCGACACCGCTTCAATGCGGTAAGGCGTCCACACATCTTCCACACCGACCTTGACGGCCAACCACTGTCCCGCCTTGAAGGGCGGTCCAAGGGCCGTCCGACACGTCATTGCTGTGTAGCCGGCCCCAAACAGGTGGATGGAGGTCGTCCCTTTGAGTGCCGACAGGACGCACTGACCCTCGGCCAGGCATTGGTCCTCGGCGAACTCTCGGGACAGGCCTCCATCCCCAGAGATGGACGGCATGGCATCGTAGAGTCTGTACTCGGCCTTGTTACCTAGCAACATTGAAGACAATCCTCTCCAACGCAGCTCTGGCCGCCTGTGCAAACTCGTGCAGCCGCTTTGCTTTCAAGCGCTGGTCGGCACTGTCACCCCGCTTAGAGTCCCGGCCCCACAAGTAGTGACTTTGGCCACCCCCATAGCCTTTCTTGGGGACCGCCTTACTACCAAACTTGGCCGTGAACTCTTCAGGCGTGTGTGCAAGCTCCTGGCGCTGATGCTGATAGAAGGCGTACTTGCCAGCAAGACCAGCCCCAAACTCGATCCGGAAGGCTAACCCTGCCAATGATTCGGTCATGACGCGGACGTCGCCCGACTTCCGCAACATGCCCTCCTTGACGGGGGCCAGCTCCTGAGCTAGGGACAGGGTCTCTTCACCGGCGTCAGCCACAAACGGACGCAAGTGGCGAATGGCGGTATCGCCAAACGCGCGTAGGGCGGTCAAGGTTGCCTTGACGTTCTCGTCCTTCCACATAACCTTGACCACGTCGCCTCACCCAACGATCGGGAACGTCTGACGGATGTACTTCCTGAAAGTGCGCCATGATAGAGGACAGACCTCTTCAGGGCACCGTGTGGGTTTGACAGAGACGCTAACACCGTCCATCGAGGCGTCCAGGACACCAAGTTCCCGCAACGACGCGATATTGAACGGGTCGGGCCTCTTCGTCGCTTGGGTCAGCTGCCAGAACGCCTGCTCGCAAATCGCGTCCTGAATGTCTTTTGGGATGATCAAGTTGGAGTTGACGTCGATGTCTTCATCACGTGGGAAGTGGAGGGCTTGGTTGAGTGTGTAGAGGCCCGTCTCGTCGTCGTACGTGGCGCCAGAATCGTACTGGACACCAGAGAAGAGTCGACGCTCATTACAGTTGGGCTCTTTCGGCCCGCCCAAGCCCTCGAAGATGGCCGTGGCCTCAACCAAGGCCTCTTCCCGGTCAGTCGTTGACCAACCTTCCCACGTTTGGGTGCGGCGGCGGATGGCGAAGTAGGCGTCGGCGAGGGCGAGACTGACGTAACTGTTATCAGTTGGCCCTCCTGGCGTGTAGACCAGCGTGACCGCCATGCCTCAACGCCTCCCACCTTAGCCGGTGTGGCCGAGGCCCGTCCCAGGCGACCATTCCGTGTAGATGGCGACCTCGGTCAGGTCCTGAGCGGCAGCGCCTTCCGTGAAGACGGCCTGCAGACAGTCATCCGCAGCGAGCTCGCCAAGGGCGTTGCTCAGCAGCGGAATGGCCCAAGGCTTGTCGGCCTCGATCGCGGCGTGCCCAGTCACGTCCTCGTCGTTGGTCTGCTCGGCGATCTTGGTCGAAGTGCCGGCCCGAACGCGGTAGATCGAGACGGTGTTGGTGTTGGTGGCGTGAGCGGCGTGTGCAGTCCCGTTCACCATGTAGAACTTGTGCGCGGTCCCTTTACACGCCGTCGGGATCTTGCCGATGTTGTAGACAGGCGACCCAGTCGGATCAACGGAACCGATTTGGGCTACCTGAACCTGCGGGTTCAGCTCGCTCATGTACTGCCCCTCCCAGCTTCAGTGTGCCGGTGAAGTCTGGCCGCCCCCAGACGAGGACGGTTAGGCGGTCTTGCGGGAGCGGAGGTAGACGCCCATGTCCGACTCGACGACGCCCACGCCCCAATCGGCGACGGACGAGATCATGGTCGACCGGCGCTTGACAGCCTCCGCTGACGTGTTCGCGATCGTCTCGACTTGTGGCAGGAGCTGGAACACGGCGCCCAGTGCGCGGTCGCTGATGATCCCACCGTACGCGTCGGTCCCGTCATCGTACACGTTGTTCGAGACGACCCAGTCGACGCTGAGGAAGTGCTTGATCTGGTAGTTCTGCCACAGCTCTTCCCCAACCGTCCCGCTCTTGGCAGCATCCGCGAGGGCCGACCCGGACTCCAAGCAGAGGTCGTCCCACTGCTGGGTGCTCAGGAAGCCGATCCACGGTTGCGGGGCATTGGCCGCGCTCATGGTCTTGACGGACAGTCTGACGTCCGACACCGTTAGAGCGGCCTTCGTCTTGTTAGCACCAAGCGTCAGGTTGGGTGCGAGAGCGAAGACGGCCTTGTCGAACTTGTCGATGTGGGCCCGGGTGTGTTCAGCAGCTTCGTCCGCTGCACGAGTTCGCGCGGCGTTCGGGGCGGCCAGAGCTCGCATCGCCCTGTTGGTGATCCAAGAGATGACCTGCTTCTCGGTTGGGACGACGTTGACGGACGTCGGAGTGAGGGACTGGACCTCGTTGAACAGTTCCCCCTCCGCGACGTCATAGGCCGTCAGTGTCCCGTACTTGTTGAAGTCGGACGACCCGAAGCCCTCGCCGGTGAGGTCGCGGACACGCAGCATCTTGTACAAGATGCCGCCCATCCACCACACGGGCTTCGTACGCGGAGCCTCGAGGCAGCGCCCGATCTCTTCGTTGATCAGATCTGCCAGAGTGGTGGTAGTAGCGATGGCCATGCTTATTCCCCTTTGGCGCGGTTCAGCGTCGACATCAGGCGCGATAGCGGTGAGCTATCACCAGCCGCTGCGCGGGGTGGGGAAGCCACACCTGTCCCAACTGCAGCAGCCGCACGTCCGCCACCAAGCCGGGTCGCGAACTGGACCAGCGACTGTTGTAGGTCTTTGTCCTCGCCCGCAAGGGCCAGGATGTCTTCAAGGGTCTGAGCTGCGGCGATGGAACGCAGGAGGCCCGTCTTGTGCTGATCGACGACTCCATTCCACATCGCGACACAGGCCTTGACTGAGTCGAGGACCGACTGCTCGTCGGTGCCCTGAACGAGAGGGTGGAGCTGCTTGGGAAGCTCGGCGCCGTGTTCCAGGATGGCCTTGTAGCGGAGGGCGGTTTGAGCGTCTCGCTCCCTCTCCGCGGTCAGCTGCTGAACGGCCGCTTCAGCCGCCGAGGCCCGAGCAGCCGTCTTCTCGGCTTCGGTCTTCCCGGCGTTCTCCAGCTCCGTCAGTCTCGCAGTCGCCTCGGCGAGTTTGTCCTGCATCTCTTTCAACGCCGCACCATGCTTCTCCCGCTCCCGCTTGAGCCGGTCCTGCACGATCCCGTCGATGACCGATTGGTCCACACCAGGCGAAGGCTTTGCTGCCGGCTCTTTCGAGCCTTCCTGCGCTGCTGCCCCGTCCTTATCCTCTGCTGCCATGTCACCCTCCGTTTAGCGTCCGTCGACGAGATAGCCGTTTATAGTCCGTCGACTCAAAACAGGCACCCCGCGATCAGGCCACGCCAAGCCGGCTGCGAGGAAAGGGGCAGTTGGTCGACCGTTTCTTCGTACCTCTGCCATATTGCAGTCCTTTCAGGCGCCGTCTCAGCATCTCTGTACCTTTGCTTATAGTCTACCAGCTTCTGTTCTAGCTGGTCAACCAGATTCGGGTTGGGAAGGGAAGGAAAAAGTGGTGAGTCCGCCAAGGTAGTGACGTCGTCCCAAAACCGGACCTGCCTATCGTCTGGCGTCACAGCGTGATCTCTCCATCCGTGTCCCAAATGATGTCCCCAGCATACAGATCATCGTCCGTAGTGATCTCTTCCAGCTCTACGTACACATGGCTCACCTCGTCATCGAAGCGGCGGGCCTGCTTAGACTTCCCCGTCGTACCCTCAACCACCTTGATGCTCTTGACCCGGAACTTCGCACCGGGTGGCATCAGGACCTCGCTCTCTATGGTTCCCACAGACGAGATGGGCGAGACGTACACGCCTGACCGGGAGTTGCGAACGGTCAGGTGGACGGCGTACCCACCGCGAATCTCTCGGGCGAACCTTGACGCAACGCTTTGACTAGTTGAGAAGGACGTGAACGACGATAGCTGAACCGTCGCCCCAACGTCCGGGAAGATCTGATGGAAAACGTCGGCCTTGACTCCGAAACCGCGGTGGATCGTGCCCTCGAACTTCTCGAACTGGTCGAAAGTGTCAAGCATGCCGTGGACGCCTTCACGCGTAACGAGATGTCCAACACCCGTCCGCATGTATTGCTTCATCGTCCCATACGCGCTACCCGTGTACGCTTCGTAGCCGGCACGGCCCTCGAACGCCATGCCCTTTTCGACCTTCCGTTTCGGACCTGTGTGTTTCTTGAGGACGGACTGTGGGGGTCGCAGAAGGGGGGCGAAGCGTCGGGACGCCACTGTCCCGACATTCTGAGCCCGCATTGCCTCGAACATGATGTTCCGGGCCTGGGTAACGCCTGACATTGCCACGTGTGTAATCCCGGCGTCTTGGAGCACCTTGACGTTGTCGAACGGAGTCGCCTTGAAGGAGACGGGAAGGCCCAATGCCTTTCCGACGCACCACACGTCCCCAACCGTCAGCTGGTCCGTCGCCACCGCATCTTTACTACCCTGCTTCGCTGGGAGGTGTGGAGCAATCACGGATGGGTCGTTCTTGGAGACCTTCAGGGCCGAGACTTTCAGACGCTGGTCTTTGGGAATCTCAATCTGGTCTAGCCGCGTAGCTTCTTCACGAGCTCCAGGTCGGGACAGCTTGGCAGCCCAAACCGTGTGTTCGTTCGCACTAGTAACAGCAGAGTGCGTCGACGCGTCCGGCGAGGTTGTAGTTATACCAACCGTAACCTCGGTAAGTTGTTTAGGGCCTGCCCCCTTGAGCTTGGCCAGCTCTTCTTTGGTAATCTGGGCCGGTTCGGTCAGAGGCGAATACGTCAGGACCGTTGCCGCATGCAGGGGGCTGTGAAGGTCGGACCCAAGAGCCGCCGCTGATTCAGCAAAGCCTCCGTACTTCAAGACGTGTCCCTGTAGGCTCCCGTCTGGAAACGCAGGACACCCTGGGCCCACCTTCCCCTTCCAAGACGCAGCTGTTGCTGCAACACTGTGATGGACGTCGTCTGCCCCCGACCCTCCCAGAATAGTCAACGTCGTCAAGGCGTTGTGGTATTCGACAGCGTTCCAGCCTGCTGCAGTCAGTTTCGGAGGGACCCGCAAGGCCTCGTGCATGAGGGTGTACAGGCCGTTATGAAGCTCCCCAATCGAGACGTCCTTCCCCAAGTCAATATTCCGCAGGGCCTGGCCCAAGTGGATCTTCAGCTTCCCTAAGACCTCAGGCGTAAACGTCTTCTCTTTTGGTGGGTCCGCGGCCAAGTCTGCCTGGACGTGGCGACATAAGATCAAGGCGCTCTCAAGCTGCATCTTGAGCATGTCCGTCTTTTTCTCGTGGGGAGCGGACAAGAGAAGGGATGAGGCGTGGGTCATGGCGCCGGCTGGGTGGAACATGGCGTCGGAGGGAGTGTTGACCAAGACGTGACTCTGTGCTAACCACGCCAAGGTCTGGACCTCTTTCGTGTACGGCGGTTGCCACTCATGTCCAACCATCCCCGTCGTAGTCCCTGCAGACACAATAACGCTGGCGACCTCGTCGGGGACCGCACCAATGAAACCGCCGTGCATGAGCATCTTCTTGGTCAGGAGCTCTGTTAGCGCTTCGTCGAGGTCGGTCGGGGCCTTCCCTACGGTCTCCATGTGGTAAGCATGGACCGTTTCATGAGCCGCCGCGTGCCACCAAGTGACTTCGTCTGTGAACGACGCGAACTTGGCCGGTCGTAGATACACTGTCTTCGACGTCGCGTTTGTAAAGCCCTGGATCCCGGCTGCGGACTGCTTGTGTTCGTCCGGAAGGGCCTGAATAAACTCGTCCATCGTCTCACACACGCGGATCTGATACGAGGAGGGAATGGGAAACCGTGCCGACAAGTGCTGTTCCATTTCGTACGAGGTAACGGCAACCGGCTTCCCGTGTTGTAGCGTCAACGCTTGGAACTTCGGAGCCCCGTCCTTTTTGCCGGCCCAGTTCCACCCAGACACGTTAGGGCCGTGGTACGTCAGCTTCCCTTTCGTCTGCGTCTTGGCAGACAGGCCCTTCCCAAGCGGAGACAGTGCTCCAACCATCGTCGACGTAGGTGCATCTGCCAGGCCCGGGTTCGGGAGCGAGGCAGTCACAAAGTTGGTTGTTGCAGGGCTGGTGACAGGAACGGCAGCAGGTGCCTTTTTGGGGGGTGCTGAGGGCTTGAGTTTGACAGGCCCAGCACCAACAGCGACCCCCGCACCTGGAAAGACGGTCTGGAGGGTTTGGTAGGTGGCGACGTCAACGGAACAAGTGCCCAGGGCTTGGAGTTGGGCCATCATAGCACCCTTGGAGTTCGCAGGGACTTCGTTGTAGCGGTACTTGATGAGGTGGGCCAGCTGTAGGTGTGTCAAGTCGTCAAGATCGTACTTCGGGAAGAGGTTGGCCTTCGCAGCACTGGTAATCTGCTTCTTGACTCCCAACAGCCAGTCCGTCGGAACTGCCGTCACGCCCAGCTTCTTCAGCTGCGTTAGTTGAGCACTCTTAGTATTGTACTTGATGGTGTCGAGGCCGTATGCAAGCGCAGTAACCTTGACGTCGGAGGCGAGTGCGAAGTCAAGCGTCTGTCCCGCCCCGCCCCCTTTTGGAGGCTTCGGAAACTTCAAGTGTCCGTACATGAACGTAGTCTCAGTTTCGGTGGGTGCGGTGGGAGCCGTCGCGACATCGGCGACGGGTGTTTGAGTCGCCACCGCTGTCCCCGGAACCGGAACGGCAGGTGCACCCAAAGGTTCGGCCGCCGTCTGAAGTTTCGGAGGTGCGAGGACCTTTCCCACACCTGCCTGCTCTAGTGTTGCGACCAGTTCCGTCTTGCTGGGCTTCGTCTGCCAGGGCCACAGCTTCGGTTGGAGGCCCAAGTTGTCACACATGGCGATCAGTTCGTCTTGCGACAACTCCGAGACCGGAATGGCCTTCGCGGGAACGGGAGGTGGTACGGACGGAGGCGGGACGTCGGCCTTCACTGCCGGAACGTCAACGACGTCCCACAGTCCGTCCTTCTTGAGAAGGGCCACAATCTCGTCGCGGGACTTGGTGTTGTTGTAGCCAGGCTTCCCGGCGGCCTTACCAACTTCTATCAGCGCCTTCTTAGACATGAACTCATGCTTGCCTACAGGTGCGCCTTGAATACCCGCACTCTGAAGCTTGGCTTGGACTTTGGCCGTCGGTGTAGTGTCCCAAACGCCCTTGATTCCCGACTCCTTCGCCAGGCCTACGGCTTCGGTGTGGGACAGCTCGGCTACCGGCTTCAACACTGGGGCTTGGTCCGCATCATAACCAGGAGGCAAAACCCCTGCTGCCAACAGCTTCTCGACGTTCGTGGCTTTGGTGTTCGCGTTATTGACGCCCTTGACGCCTTTAGCCTTGGCGTGCGCAATGATGTCCTTCCCGGACATCTCTTCGTACGCAGTCCAAGCAGGGTCCTTTGAGAACAGGAGTCGCTGCGGGGTGATCAGGGTGTTGGCAGGCCAGTCGTATTTCGGCTGTGCCGGAGGCTTCCGGACCAACTGCTTGAGCTTTGTCGTCATCGACGGGGACCGTTTTTGGCCGTCCAAGACCGCGTCGACCTCTTTGAACCGCTGCGACGGTTTCCTGTCCTCGACGTCCCCGAAGTACGTCACTTCCGTGTGGATACAGCGCGGGTGGTTATAGCCGGTCGCACGGGCATCCGCAAGTGTTGGGTAGCCGGTTGTCTTGCCTGAGACCGACAAGACCCGACCTTCCCAACCACGACACGCCGGACACGGATTCCGGTGTCCCGTAACCTTGACCAAGTCGCGGTCCAGCTCAATCAGCCGGTTGTGGTGTCCCAGCTGATATACTTCACGTGGCAAGGTCCGGGCAATCATCTCGGCGTAGTCTTCTGGGGCCCACTTCCGGCCGCGAACGTCCGTGTACGCGAACAGGCCCTTTTCTTGCAGGACCTGCAAAACCCGCTTACTAGCCTGTTGGCGGGTCATCCCAGTCGCGTAGGCCTGGCCAATCGCTTCCAAGTTCCCGGCCCGAAATGCTTCCTTGTGCTGCCAATGTTCGTCCAGTTTGTAGATCCCGGCGGCGAGAGGGTCGACCCGCGCCTGGATCAGGGCCTGCAAGGCGCCTTCGTGGATCATCGTGAAGGCTTGTGCGGCGGGCGCCAACATCTGACCCTTCTTGCTGGCACCTGGACCAATCAAGAACTCGTCGCCTGCTGCCATGCCTTGCTGGTATACAAGCTGTGCGTGCGGATTGTCCTTCCAGGCCTCGACTTGCTGGGCCATCCCTTTCAGGATCATCCGGACCTGCAGCAACTTCGTCATAGCATACGACGTGGCCCATGCCGTCGGCCCGCCCGCCGACAGGAGGGTGTCAATGAGTTGGGCCTGTGCAGTGAAGTAGATCTGCATCAGGCCCACTTGCATCGCTTGGTCGGGACGGAGTGGAAGCACTAGCCCTCCACAGGTGCTACTTCGTACTCTTGCCGGTCCTCAAACTCTTGCTGCTTGCCGGGGTTCCAATGATGCACCGGTCTCAAGTACCCGACGACGCGCGAATAGACCTCACACCGTCGCCGTAGGATCACTTGCCCCGTACTCAAGTCAATCCACGGCTCCTCGACCTGCCGGGTTTTCAGACGCCGTCGCCTCCCGAACATCAGCCGCTTCGGCGCCACTATCGGAAGACTCAGCTGCGGCACTAGCCGTCGCCTCCTCGTCAAACGCGCCTGGACTAGGAATCATGGACCCGCTTGGTTGTGGCTCCGTCAAAATCTCTTCATACCGCGCAGCCGCTTCCGCTGTGGGGACACCGTCCTGCATCTCGATGGCCCGGGTCCGGCTGAGTGTTCCGTCTTGGATCCGCAACGCGGCCAGTTCCGCCGTCTCCTGGTCGTCGTTAGGTAACCCGTCCGACCACCCCAGCTTGACCTGACCAGCCGTCACCGGCAAGAACGCCCCGCCCGACCACCCCAGAAACGGCAAGCACCGCCGCCCCAGCTGTGTCACTAGCTCAACGACTTGGCGAAGTCCGGCTGAGAAGAGGTGCTGCTTCTCTTGTGCCGTCGTCCCCGTTGTGTGTTGCTTGATCTTCAGTGCGCGGCCTGACATTGCAGCACCAGACTCGAGCTGACGCAGGACCTCGACATCGACGCCGACAGTCGACGCAAACGCTTGCAAGTGTCGGTCCATCGTCTGGAAGGCGTCGGTGAGCTTTGGGTCCCAGCTCACTACACCAAAAGGTGCGCCCTCTCCGGGCTCTGTGGGGAAGTAGCGGTGTTCGCCGAGAATGACCTCTGCATCGTCCGTCTGGATGGGAGGTCCGAAGATCAGGGGTGCTGAGAACTTCCGCAGCAGCATCGACGTCCGTGTCGCAAGGTCATTGATGTCGGCCTGGATCGCCATGACATTGTCGTAGTCGCTAGTGCCCCAAAAGGCTCCCTCGTCAAAGCGCGTGTTGGGAATGTGGACCAGCAGGAGGCCTGGGACGCCTGTATCGTCCTCTTCCTTGAGACTTGCGAGGGGAGCGTAGCTGACCAGCTCCACACGGTCCTTGCGCGGGTCGTACTCGTACCCGGCAACGTTGCTGCCCTGCAGCTCGTACAGTTCGTGTCGGATCCAGGACGTTTGAGTGGTCGACCGCATCTCGTGGATTTCCCGGTGCAGAAGCGGCTGCTCATCGTCTTCCCGCAGTAGGACCTGTTCAATCGAGGCACTTCGGAACGTGGTGGCGTCGATGGGATCGATGGTCGGGAAGAAGTTCTGCGGATGAACCACTGAGATGCGAATCCGCGTCCCATCAAACCACACCTTGAGTACCACATCGCCCAAACTCAGGCCCATCCGGGCAGCACGGAGCCCGATCGACTGGAAGTCGTTCGCGTCCAGGACGAAGTCGATGAACTTCTGTACGCTCTCTCCAGCCGTAGAGACGTCGACCTTGACGCCCTCACCCAACATCCGAGCGGCGAGGACACGCGTAGCGGCTCGGCAGTAGTTGTGGACGATGTACGGCGTCCCTGCCGCACACTCGTAGCCCCAACTCGGGTTGTCGACGAAGACCCGCTTGTGTTGGCCCTCGTAGACATGCTGGTACGCGGCGTAGTTGGCAATCCGCTCTTTGCTGGAGGTCGGCGGCCACGGTTGGGTTGCCATACTAGTCTCCCGTCGCTGGCGTCGTAACAGGGCTGTGGACGTGGAAAGTGCCGAAGACCGTGTAGACGGACGTGTCGATGGTGACGCGGACGTCGAAAGGGTGGGCGCGGTCTAGCAACACGGCGTCAAATGTGTCTGCCTCAAAGACGACCGAGAGTTGTCCGTTCGCGTCCCCAAACAGGTTTGTTGGAGTCCCTGTGGTGTCATAGGCGACTTTGGCATTCTCGATCACGTCAGACAGGGCCTCTTTGATAGTGAACGTGGCCGTGACGTTGACGCCCGTGAAGTCGACCAGCGTCCCTGCATTGTCCCGGAAGCGGAAGATCAGCGGGAACGTGTCTCCAGCGTACCAATGCACTTCAAGCTTGTCGGGCTTGAGCTGCTGCATTTCAGGCACCTCGAATCTGGACACGTAGCCGCGTGTCGACGATGTCACATGTTAGCGCCGCGTTGACAAGCTGACACTCCAAGCGTGAGTCAACCACGTCACACCGCAAAGGAGGGACGACCGTTGTGACGGTCAAGGCTGACTTGCGCCAGCGTTGCCACACACCCCAAAACGGACTCTTCCAGAAGCTCATGCCGTCCGTCCTTTACGTTGCATCGTACACCTCAGTGATGGCCTTCGTCGAACCTGCCGTGGCCTCTTCCTTCCCAGTCCCTGTGTACCAGAGGTCGGCCGGGTCGGTCCCGCCGCGGTGGTAGATCTTGAGGGTGCAGGCGTCCCCTGACCCCCCAGGCACTTTCCGGTGACGCAAGTCGAGGGCTGCGATGAAGGCCATAAGCGAGTCCGCAGCAGCGATGTCTTCGATGGAGGCGTTTTCCAGGCTAGACGTGAACACGGTAACCAAGATCGCCGTCCGCGCAGCCGACGTCAAGGCCATCTCATCTCCGGCGGCTGCTGGGTCGTCCGGAATGAGGTCAGTTCGCGCCTTGATGGCGTCAATAAGTGAGTCCAGTGCGGCGACTTCGGCTCCCGTCGCCAGACCTGCCTGCAGCTCCGTCACAGCATCTGCATCGACCTTCGCGGCAGTGATAGCATTGTCAACCAACGCCATCTGCGACCCAACCGCTGCTGGGCTCGCCGGGATCTTGTCTGTCTGGAGCTTGATGGCGTCAACAATCCCATCTACCGTCGTCACGGCCGACGCGATCCCGTCGACCACACCATCCACTGTCGTCAGGGCGGCGGCTGTGGCCAAAGCCGCGTCACTGATGCCTGTGTCGACTTCTGTGTTGACTTGCGCAGCCGTCAGCGTGCTGAAGCTTGCCGACACCACTGTCCGGCAGATTGGTGGACAGATGACGCCAGTCGCCGCGACGTCGAACTTGACTGGCCCCGCCGTGTTCAGCAAAGCCAGCTCGTTTGCGACGCTGCCTCGGATGATGAGCTGGTACCAGCCCTTACCCAGCTCAGCCCAGTTGTCCGTCCCGAATGACGGGAACGCCGTGAAGCTGGCCTCACCGGGCTTGCAGTAGGTGACCGTCGCGGCACTGTAGGCGACCCCAGTCTTGACGGTCGCAGGTGCGGTCGAGTCCAGCAACAGGAACTCGATCTTGACTGTGTCCGCCGAAGTGGGGATGACTAAGAACCGTTCGTGGGGTCCACAGATGTACGTGGCCACTATTGGCACGCCCCTTCCGGCGTCAAGGCCAACCCAACCGCTCCGCCACCTGCTTCAGGAAGGTCGAAGTCGAAGTACGCGTCGCCTGAAGCGCCTTTGGCGACTGTCACGAACCACACCTCAACCGGCCCGGCGTCCGTGTTGGTCCACGAGACCTCGAGCGCGTCCCACTCGCCATTGACGTCGGCCATGACGTCCTCGGCCAGTGGAGTGCAGTTCGTGGGGTCGGCGATGGGGTTCCGGGTCGGATCGATGATCCAGACGCGCGGAAGATAGGCGAGGCTGGTGGTCTTGTATGCCCAGGCGGAGAGGGTGAGCGTCTGGCCAGGCTCGACCACGTGCGTCCAGACCGAGAACACCGGGTGGCTGGCGCTCTCCATGGTGTGCTTGTAGCTGCGCTCCCGGCCGGGGCGCTTCACATCGGAGACCGAGGCCACGACGCCGCCGAGCATCCAGGCCTTGAAGGCCCCGTTGGTCTGGTCGTGGTTCACGCTCTCGGAGTACACATTGCGGCCGCTGACCGCGGCGGTGTTGTAGCCGATGAACTCGGTAGCAGCCCCGAGCGAGCAGTGGTCGAACGCACATCCGGCTATCTGGTATCCCGGAAGCGCTCTGAGGTCGCGGGCGTTGCCCGTGAACGTGCATCCGCCGAAGGTCGTCCCTCTGGCGCCCTGCACTCCGTCGGAGCAATAGGCGAAGACGCAGTC